GCGATCAACCTATACCGGGCCGGGACTGTGATTGAGGATGGCGAGATCGGGCCAGACACGATCTCGCACCTCAACGGCTGCGCGGAGAACGACATCCTTCCCAGGCTTCGGGTTGCTCGGGTGCTTTACTACATCAAGGACGTGCAGGCCAATCCCTCGTTGGCTGGAAACCTCACCGGCTGGCTGATTCGGGCCTGCGGTTGAGCTCCAGATGTCCGTTATAATTGACTTTTCCGCAACGAAGATTTCGCTTTACAATTGCGAATTTGTTTTGTAGGATGATCTTGTCATTGGAAGTCGCGCTCCGGTGGCAAGGATTGAATTTCGGGGCCAGACCAGAGACTGGCCCCAGAATCCCGACTCTGGCGGGAAATGAAATTTGCCCTCCAATTCGATCCCACACAAATTGACCTGACAACTCAGGACCAGCCATGTGGTCTCTCGGGATTTGCGCGAAAAAATGGGGACTTATATACATGACTCCCGTGATTGAGACTAGCATCCATAACGACTTTCTTGTTGCTTTCACGCCGACATTACGAAGAGCGGCTCATAATCCACACATACCTTCACATTCATTCGTGAACAAGTATCCACTTTTTCTTCTTTGCTTGTTCGCCACTAGGCCAGCAAGGTCAATCTGTACGAGTGGAACCCTGGAAGAATGGACAAAGACTTCGCCACGAAAATGGCCAATCATTTCAGGACTTCGGAGCCTCGCATCAAAGGCGATAAGTTCAGTGAAGGCCGCAGGGTCCGTCTCTTTCAGATGGAGCAGGTGATCATCATCTTGGAACGGGCATTGTTTGCAGGCAGACTTAGGGGCTGAACGGTGGAACCTGTCCCAAAGCCATCGCTTACACTCTTCCCGGCTCATCATGACGCTATCTTCCAAGAGCGGCCACCGATTCACTATGAACTTGACACCGGAGGGCTTCATCCTGTCAGCCTCATCGGTTGAGATTCCTATCCATTGGCTGACTGAGCCTGGGGCTATGTACGAACGCGGGCTGAATCCAAGAATTTCTCGAACCTTCCTACGTATCGGGCGGATTTTGAAATTCCTAGTGCATTGTCTCTTAACGAGCCCCCCTGCCTTTATAAAGAACGGAATGCGGGCCATGTGGTTGCCCTTGAGCAATTGCTCGCTGAGTTTCCCTCGTGTGGTGATGTACACTGGGAACGGCAACATAGACTGGAGCCACGCAAGATGAGAATAAACTTCCGCAGGCTCGTCTTGAGTGTCAGCGAAAATGGCCGCATAGGGCATCGGGCTAAGTTCCCCACAGGCGGCCATCAGTGCCATTGTGGAAGATTGCACACCTGCTCCGAGGCTAATGATGTGCTGCACGTTTCACCTTCTTTGGTTTCTTCGGCTTTGGATGGTAGGCAAGGACCGCATCCGTTATGCGGTCCAGCGGCCCTCAAGGTAGAGCCTAGCAGACTCTTCATTCGGGAATGTCTCGAAAAGCTTGAAAGTGCTTATGGTGGATTTGCTCATTTGCTTTCTCTCCTCACCAGTATAGTAGTTGATTCCCTCAAGGGAGTCAAGTACTATATTTCCTTTGTTTTCAACGTGAGGGAGTTATGTATATAAGTCCCAATTTTTTCGCTGCCTTTACCCAAGGCATGGCGTCCCTAACCTTGTTTCCGCAGACTAGCTACCTTAAATGGTTAAGGTTACCTGGGGACAACGAATGGGAAGGACTGATTAGAGATTGGTATGTTCTTGGCACGGATGTGCAAAGAGCAATTCTGAAATGCGGTCCCGAAGAACTGCGTGTCGAACCCTCCAACCAACCCGAGCGCACTAAAACCCTCTCCGCTGCCCGATGAAAAACTCCGGGGAGTAATGGTCTCTGCGAGCTATATCGGGCCATTACCCCCGCCATCTATCCTAAGACAATACGATGAAATCTGTCCTGGCTGCGCAAAAGAGTTAGTATCAGCGTTTAGAGAAGAAGGTAATCACCGTAGAGCCTTGGAATCAAAGATGGTAGAAGCAAACATTGACGGAATGCGCAGACAGTTCGCTGAGGCTAGGATCGGTCAGATTTTCGCGTTCATTCTCAGCTTAGCCTTTCTGTTCACAGGGGCGTACACCGCGATTCGAGGCCACTCGTGGGTAGGCGGATTTTTGGGGGCTATGGGAATCGGGAGCATACCAAACATTCATGAATCTTATAGGCTATTTGTACTTGAATTGTGGCACTCAACTTGCTCTAATAATTCTTTAGGCAATTTAAGATTTCTCTTGACAACCTAAGAAGGATAATTGATAATTGCTTGCATGGAGGAGATATGAAGGCAGCAAACGTCACGATCAATTATAAAATTCCCGCTGAACTCCGCAAGACAATCAGAATGATAGCGGCGGAAACAGGTATGAGGATGGAGCCGCTGATTGTGCAACTCCTGAAGGAGGCGATTGCGAACCGCAGCAAGGCAGAACAAAAAGGGAAATGACTGTTGCGGCCTGCCTCCAATGGGGGCAGGAGCCGGAACGCTCAGCGTTCCCGCCCACGGTAGGCGAGCACGATCAAAGCCACAGTCGGGCGACAAGGAGAACTCAGATGGAACTTTTCAAAGCGCACAGGCAATGGGCAGAACGACCAGCAGATGAAAGATTCAGTGATCTTCCGACTCTTTACTCAGCCACAAAGAAATACGCTAGCCAGGCTGGCACAAAGGAAATTCCGTACAGCGACGTTCGCGTTCAAGCAGTCGATGATGATGTTCAACTCGTGGGCCGGGCGAACGTTCCGGCAACCTTCACAAATTGGGCATTCGGCCAGCTTTGCCGCATGGTTCAGGCCCCTGCCGAATATCTGCAAAGGATTCCGGCCACCCTGGCGGCGCAGAATCTCAATTATGGATTGGCAAACAAGCCACCCGAAGGCAAAGGCCAGCTTCTCTTCCACACAAACGGCGGCTTGCTGCTGCGCGCCTTCACGAGCGATAAGTACACCCGAATTTGGAACTATGAAGTCGCTGATAGGATGCTTACGCTGGCTGACAAAGGGTGGCAGCCAGCGCGCCCGGACTTCAACAGCAGCCCGGATGACTTCCCGGCTCTATATGCCAGCGATCATGATATGTTTGCCTTTCTCTGCAACTCAAATATTACCATCTCAGAGCCAGGCAATCCTGACAGCTTGAAACGCGGCGTCATCGTGGAAAATTCTGAGGTCGGCGCTGCGGCACTCAAATTGACCCGCTTCCTCTATCGCGCTATGTGTGGGAATCACATCATTTGGGGAGCTACGCAGGTAACAGACATCAGTATCCGGCACGTGGGCGAGGCGCGCGAGAAGTGGGGGCTTTGGGCCACGGAGATACGGCGATATGCCGAGGAATCGGCCAGCGATGAAGAGGCCAAGATTGCGCGTGCGAAATCGCGCATGATCGCGGCCACCAAAGAGGAAGTCTTAGACAAGCTCTTTGGCTTACGTTCGCTGAATCTGACCCGCAAGGTGATCGAGGCTGGTTATGATGCGGTTCTCCCGGCGCAAGACGGCGATCCGCGGACGCCTTGGGGAATCACGCAGGGTATAACCCGGCATTCACAAACCATCCCCTTTACAGACCAGCGTAATAACATTGACCGCGCCGCTGGCAAGATCCTCGAGATCAACTTCTGAGTGTGAGCCCCGGCACCGACCGGGGCAAACAGGAAAAGTCCCCAGGCGAAAGCTGGCGAGGGGGCAGAAGCGAGGATGAATGAGCGAATTATTTTTGAACAAGCTAGCCTATAAACTAGAATTTCCCTGCGAGGGATGCTTTTGCAAGCTGGAACCAATCGCAATCCCTGAAGGCCATCCGATTGCTTTCAAGATTGTCCACTGTGATCTTCACAGGTCGGCGCCAAGACTGCGCAATTCACTTAAGTTTATGATGGAGCGCATTGAGGATGGCACATTGATCCGCAACATCGCCAGTGACGAAAAATCGGATTGGACATTAAGGATGATGCACTTTGTAAAGGACTTGACTGAGGCTCAGGCTGCACTCTATTTGAGCGAGGTGTGTGGGAAGTGTGGCCATGCTACGCATGAGCCGGACAAATGCGAACTGGATGATTGATAGCGCGGGCAGGCGGCTGAACCTGTTCCGGTGACAGCGCCAAGGGATACCCGCATGGGAGGAAAGCATGGCGACGAAGAAAGAGAGAGACGACGGGCTGGCGCGTCAGACCAGCCAGACAGACGAGATCGCGCCCGAGCGCTTGGCGGAAGAGGCCAGGATTGACATCCAGAGCGCGATCATCGTGGCTCGGAAGTTCCCGCGAAATGAGCAGCAGGCATACCAGAAGCTGATGCATGCCTGCGAACGCACCAGCTTTGCCGAGGATGCGCAATACTCGTTTCCGAGATGGTCTTCTGAGGAACAGCGCAAGGTAGACATCATCGGTCCTAGCGTTAAGCTCGCTCGTGAAGCTGGACGCTTGTGGGGTAACATCCGCTGGGGAATCACGATCATCGCGGACGGAGATGACACGCGCACCATCGAAGGTTGGGCATATGATCTGGAGACGAATGCTCGCCCTGCCTATCAGGATACGTTCACGAAGATGGGCTACGTCAAGGGCGGAGGCTGGGAACCGTTGAACGAGCGTGGCCTAAGGGAAACCACCTCGCGTCGAGGAGCGTTCCTGATCCGCAATGCGATCTTGAACTTGATTCCTTCCGACTTCATTGACGATGCGATGCAATCCGTGGACAAAACGCTGGCTTCGGAGGCGAAGAAAGACCCCGATGCCGAGAACAAACGCATCATATCAGCATTCGACAGCATCGGCGTTCAGGTTGCAGAACTAGAATCGTTTTTGGGTCACGGATTGAGTTCGGCCAGCCCTGCCGAGATCAAGAAACTCCGTGGTATCTACAAGAGCATTGACGACGGCAACTCGACCTGGGCCGAATACCTCGGTAAGAAAGAGGCATCGGCTGATTCTGGAAAGAAGCAGCCATCGGGACCGGCTCCCGCTGCCAGTACGAACGAGAAACCAGTTGCCGCAGCGCAAGGCAATGGTGCTCCGCCTCCGACGAGCAACGGAAAGCCGATCAGCGAGTCGCTAGGGACCGGCGGGAAGACGATCAGCGACCAGGAGAAAGGGCTTGTGTGGCAGATGGCGCGCAAGAAGGGTTGGGCCGTGGGAAGTGGCAAGCCTGACGATGCACTTCATCTACTGCTGAAGAGCAAGCCTTACGAGATCGATTCGGTTACTAAGATCAAATCTGTTGATCTTCCGGCGATCCTCAACGCGCTGGCCAACGGACCTGCGGCGTAAGTCAAGGGAAGAGGATGGAAACGTGAGTCGTCCCCCGAATGGTTATTGGAAGAACAATCTTCGCATCGTCAGCGTCACCGAGGCGCTGAGCGCGTCCAGGGTCAGGCGGTGGGCTGGCAAGCCCTCTGCCTGGGCTCGGCGCGCAGAGATCGGGAGCGCGGTGCACAAGGCAACGGCCATCCTTGACGTGAACGGCTTGACCTGGGACGCGGCGTCGCGCGAGTGGGTCGAGCCCTACGACGCCGTGAGCCGCGAAGTCCGGGGCTTCTGCCTGTCCTGGGAGAAGCTGAAGCGCGAATGCGATTTCGTGCCCGTCCTGATCGAGCATACCTTGTTCGCCAAGTCCGGCATAACCGACTTCGCCACGACGCTCGACCGCGTCGGCTTGCTGGCTGGTGCTCAAGCGATCATCGAACTGAAAACCCCGAAGGTGGTTGAGCCATACTGGGGGCCGCAGCTCGCGGGCCAGGAAGAGGCGCTCATGCAGACCTTCGGGCCACCGACCGACCGGCCTTTCAAGTACACGCGCTGGGCGGCGCAGCTTTTCTCGAGCGGGAAGTGCGGACGGCTCGTCCCGTTCACGGACCCGAACGACCGCAACGTGTTTCTATGGTCGCTCGCAATAGCAGTCTGGACAATGAACGCTTATGGCGACACGCGCTGAAGTTGAAGAACTTGCAAAGCAGTTGACGCCGGATGAGAAAAGAGCTTTCGGGGTTGACCATTTACTTGCTCGGAAGTCGTGGACGTATCACGGCGCAACAGATGTTGTTTATTCTTTGGCGATGAACAAACTGAAAAACCGCGAGCGGCAGACGACGCCAGCCACGGAATCGAAGGGGGAAACACAGATGGCGAAAGCGGAAGTCCAGGAGAACAGGATAACGGACATCGTGAGGGCGGAGCCGGCGGAAGTCGCCGGTCCCATAGTCATTACATCAGGAGCCTTGGGAGAGCTTGCGGCGGCGATCACCGCATCAATAGGCCAGACTCTCCACGAGAACATAGCAGTCCAGATCGAGAAGGCGAGCTCGTGGCAGAACATCACCGACGCCACAATGTACTTGGGCGCCTCGGAGCACAGGAAGCTGCTGAGAAGCCTGATCGCCAAAAAGGGTGAGATGTCAGACCCGAATCGTTTCCGCGTTCGGGTGAGCCTGGGGATCATGGACGGCGTCGGGCAGAGGATCGCGGTCGCGGCCGAGACGACGGTGGGGACGGTGAGCCTTGATGATCTGTATGGCCCGCTCGCCGGGCTGCTTGATAAGCTGCACAAGGCGACGACGCAGGGGCGTGCGGAGGCTGCTGAGCGGATCGAAATGGCGCGGGCTAAGCTGGAAGGTGCCGTGCTGCGATGGCAAGACGAGCAGGAGCGCAGGAAGAGAGAGGCGGAAGTCAAGCAGCGCCTGATCAACGAACAGCTTGACAGGACCGACCGAGCGAAGCACTGGATGACGCTGCTCGTTGAGCATGGCTATCAACTCGAAACACTCCAAAGCATCCTTGACAACCCGATTGACCAGGTGACGGATCTGGAGGTGAACACGCTTGAAAACCTTCTGCGCGAGAAGCTGCTGGCTGAGGAGAAGGCGAAGCAGGATGCGGAGCTGGCCGAAGCCATCCAGACGGCCAAGAACCTCGGCAGACAGGACGCGGTGGAGATACTGGAAGGCAAGATGAACGAGCCGGTCGTGGTGGCTGCTCCGCCGCCTCCGCCCGCTCCAGTTGCCAGGCCGGTGTCAACGGCCGTGGCTCAAGCCGAGACTCCGAAGGTGAAGGGACAGGGCAAGCAAACGGTCTATGACGTGAAGATCGACGATCCGAGAGCGATCCCTGCCGAATGGCTGCTGCCTCCAGACGAGCATCTTCTGGATCCCGACTGGTACCCGCGCATCAAGAAAGCCGCATCGGGACAAGGAACGGCGCTGAAGATTCCGGGGATTACGATCACTCCGAGACAGAAGTTGACGCAGAGATGAGAATAGAGAGGAAGCAATGGAAATCGTATTCTTTGACTTCGAAACTGCGGGCGTGCTCGAAACGCAGCCGAACATCCAACTAGCCGCTATAGCTGTTGATGACAACTGGTGCGAGACCGAGACTTTTGAGAAGAAGATTTTCTTTGATGAATCTCTGGCTGATTCGAAAGCGCTCGAAATCAATCACTACGATCGCGCCGTGTGGGCGAAGGATGCGGTTACCGAAGCTATGGCGCTGGCTCATTTTGATAGATTTCTTTGTCATCACAAGTGTATCGAAATGGTGAGCAAGCGAACCGGGAATCCGTATTCAGTGGCCAGACTCGCGGGCCATAACGCTGTGACGTTTGACATGCCGCGGCTGCGTAAGATGTACGGCGAACGATTTCTGCCAGCTCATCCTTTAGTGCTTGATACTCTGCAACTCGCGCTGTGGTGGCACGTCGGGAAGTCTCAGCCAGAAAATTATCAACTGTCCACGTTACTACATATCTTTGGGATCGAAATCGGAGGAAATGCTCACGACGCCCTGACCGATGTCCGGGGAGCCGCATCTTTGGCTCGGTATCTTCTAAATGCCGCACGAAAGGATTAATGATGGCTCAAATGGTTCTGAAGCAATGGAGAGTGAAATTCGCCGTTGGCCCTGAGCTGATGTTATGGGCCAAGGACGGTGAAGACTTGCGGCTGCTCCGCATCGGCGGAGTGAAATCAATCACCCCGACCGGTGCTCGTGCAAGGGAGCGGGACATGGCAAGGGCATGTCGGAACAGGAAATGAAGCAGGCCAAGATCAAAGGCTTCGATCTTCGGACGTTGCGCGGAAGGTTCGAAGCTGCTGGTCAAGGCAGACTCTTTGATGACGCGGAGGTTTCAAGTCATGGCAGAAAATCAAGAAGCCAAGTCAGCCTGGGATGATCTTGTTGCCGCCGAGCGAACCAGAGTTGCAGAAAAGCCTCTGGCTTCCGGTGACGACTTCCTTCTCTTTGACTGGATAACCCTGACCGATTTGAAGCGCAAGAAAGAGCGGGTCTACGTCAGCGAACAGGCTTACAACCGTGACGTGGACAGCGCATACAAGCAGGGCCGGAAAGATGAACATGCCGTGAAATTAGAAAAACGCGCCATTGACCGCTTGTTCGGGTGCTCCATGTTCATCGTGTCGTTGCTTGCGCTGGCGGCGGTCGTGAAATGGATGTTCGAGTGACATGTGGGCGGGACACTCCGAGACTTGCTGACTCATTTAGGCTCTCAGCTCACGAGGAGAACCCGCCCCAACCCTTGAAGAGAGGTTCATCATGGCGGTTCAACACATCGAGAACGTGCCGGACAGATACAACGAGCTCTTGGCTGCGGAGATTCTTGACCAGGAGCCGCGCAAGACGATCCTGCACGCGATTGGGCATCTGAATGGCATCGCTGTTTTTCAAGAGGATAGCAATTCAGAAGAGCGTGCCCTTCAAGTTCTGTGGGCCGCTTACTGTCGATTGGTGACGGAGAAGAACTGTTGAGCTGGCCTTATAACAGCGCGAAGCCGAGAGCATGGGTTCCCGTGGAGCACTTTCCGGCGACCGAGAACGTCTTTTGTGTGAACTGTGGAGAGGTGGTTCGCATTCGGGATGGCGATAATAGGTTCACGACCAACGGGCATTGCTTGGCGTGTGGAAGTCGCAGCATCTTGCCTCTGATGCGCGTGATCGCGGGATTGAAAACCTCGGAAGCGAAGATCAAGCCATGAGCGGAACGCCGCTAAGATGGAAGACCCGAAGTCTGGTCGAGAATCGAGTTTACAGAAGCCAGATGAGGAACCGGCAAAGGCCAAGGATGCTTGTCTTCTGCTGTCCGCGCTGCCTGTTCTCGACCTCAGTGGAAGCGGAATACAAGGCGCATTGGCAATCACGGCATTCTGAATTGAGGTGAAACATGGTGCTTGTCCCATTTCAAGTCGAACCAGGACAGTATAGTGTGTTCGTGATCCTCCAAGATGATAACTTAGAGCGCATTAAGACATATGATCCGGCAGAAATTACTCTCAACAAAATGCCGGACCCATGGATTTCCATGAAACTCAAGGATATTCTCATCGGCTATGCTTCGGAAAGCGAAACTGCCGATCTGTTGGCCTGTAACGATGAAGAGTCTCGCCAATCATTTCTGAGGCGACTTTCTCGAGGCTGGAAGTTTAGATCTGAAAGAGGAGACCATGACCGGTCGTACTGGAGAGGTAGGACATAAAATAGTTCTGGACTTGCGCAGGCGAGAAATGTTAGAAATAGAGATGTCGCCCTCGACGGAGTGGCGGCGGCCTCCGGGCCTTTGAGGATCGCCGGGGAGTACCAGCAGGCTCCCCGGCAACTTCCCTGCTGGAAAGGTCAAATCCCTTTCCAATCAGACCCGCCAGACCATCTCAATTTGAGGTGATGTCTAAGTGGATATTGAAACGATCTTTGAGACGCCAATCGCTTTTCATCGTTCTTTAGTTCATCTAACGGGCAGCATAACCGCTGCTCTGATGCTCGGTCAGGCTTGGTATTGGACTGCTAGAACCCAAGATCCAGATGGATGGTTCTACAAATCGGCCGATGAATGGCAAGAAGAGATCGCCATGACGCGCCGAGAGCAGGAAGGCGCCAGAGTTAAGCTCCGAGAACTGGGTTTCTGGAAAGAGGAAAGACGCGGCATTCCTTGTCAGTTATACTTCAGGATAGACAAGACGGCGTTTCGCTCTTTTCTGAAAGCCTGTCCTGGAGGAAACTTGATTCGACAAAAAGGTAAAACTGGACAATCCAAAAGCGGCAACCCAGCTTCTACAAAAAGTGAAATCTATAAAGAATCAGAGATTACCTCAAAGACTACATCAATAAGAGAATCAGCGTCCTTTGTTCTTCCTGACTGGATACCACAGGAAGCATGGATGGGATTTGAAGAGATGCGCAAGAAAATCCGAAAGCCTCTCACCGATCGAGCGAGGCGGCTTACCATCTCAACGTTGACCAAGCTAAAGAGGCAAGGACACGATCCCATCGCCTGTCTTGACCAATCAACTCAACGAGCTTGGCAAGGAGTTTTCACGGTTAGGGAGGATGACTCTCCGCAGGGTCAGATATTCGAGCGCCATGACAGCGCTCCGACCGGCCAAAGATTGATTGAGCAGTACAAGGCCGAGAATGCACGGCTAGAACTAAAACAGCGCATGATGGACGGAATCAATAATGTTGGAACAACGGGACAGCCGGCAGCAGAACCGCCAACAAACTGCTGAGCGCACCGCACCTCACAATTTGGAAGCCGAGCGAGCTCTGCTGGGCTCCGTGCTCCTAGATAACACGGCGCTTGATCTCGTGCTGGAGGGCGGTTGCGCACAAGAAGATTTCTTCTCTGAGGCTCATCGCCTTGTTTTTCAGCGCATGGTGGACCTCGCAGAGACCGGGCACAAGATCGACCTCGTGACACTGAGCGAAGAACTTTCCCGAGACGGACTCATGGAGAAAGCTGGCGGTGCGGCGTATCTTGCGGCTCTGACGGACGGGGTTCCCATTGGAACCTCGATCGCGGTGTCAGAATACTGCCGGATCGTGAGGGAGAAGGCCACGATCCGCCGGGTCATCAACATCTCCAGCAACACGGTGGCCAGGGCGCTCGAGGGCGTGGAGGATGCCACGCAGCTTGTCGAGCTGGCGCAGTCTCAACTCTACGACATCGTCGAGCAGCGCATCGCATCGCGCTTCGTGAGCGTGGGTGAAGCTGTCCGCGGAAGTTTCGGCACGATTGATGGGCTCATGGAAGGCGGGCCCAAAGGCGACGGAGTGGAGACCGGATTCTGTGATCTGGACGCCATGATCGGATGCCTGCACAACAGCGACTTGATCGTTCTCGCCGCCAGGCCGTCGATGGGAAAAACAGCGCTTGCCTTGAACATCGCGGCGCATGCGTCTGTTCAGGAGAGAAAGGGCGTAGGGATTTTCTCCCTTGAGATGGGAGTCTCGCCGTTGCTAATCCGGCTCTTGTGCGCTGAGGGCGAAGTCAATTCTCACAAGCTGCGAAGTGGATTCGCCGCTAAAGAAGATTGGAAAAAGCTCGTCAGCGCTCTTGGAAGACTGGACAACGCTCCGCTCTACATCGACGATTCGCCAACGCTGAGTATCCCCGAGATGCGGGTCAAAGCGCGGAGGCTCAAAAACGAGAAGAAGATATGTCTTGTCATCGTGGACTATCTCCAACTCATGAAGGGACAGGGCGAGAACCGTACTCAGGAAATCTCGTCTATCTCGCGCGGATTGAAAGCGATGGCCAAGGAGCTTCAGCTTCCGGTACTGGCTCTCTCGCAGCTTAACCGGGCCCCGGAGATGCGGCGCGGACCGAAACCTCAATTGTCTGACCTTCGGGAGAGCGGGGCAATCGAACAAGACGCCGACGTGGTGATATTCCTGTTCCGGTATCCGAAGAAAGTCAAGGGAACTGAAGACGGTGATGACGATGCTGAGGGTTACGGAGGCATCTTGACTGCGGTCAGCATCGCCAAACAGCGCAACGGGCCGACCGGAGAGGCCGAGCTGGTTTTCCTCAGCGCGTTCACGAAGTTCGTCAACAAGGCGCAACAGTATTTGGAACCTGATACGAAGGCCATGGCCGCCAATGATCCATCACAGTAAGGCGGCCTGGCGAGGAGAAGAACATGGCAAAAGACAAAGGGGAAAGCGATAGATTGCCGGGGATGGAAGAGCCAGCCATAGAGGAACTCGAACAACTTGCAAAAAAGTACACGCGCATTCGAGACCAGCGGCAGGCGCTCACCGTGCAAGAGGTTGATCTGAAGGGGCTGCTGCTGAAGGCCATGAAGAAGAACAAGAAAACCGAATATTCTCACGGCAAGGTCACCATCAAGATCGTGGCCGAAGAAGAGACGGTGAAGGTAAGGATCGCCAAAGACGGTGAAGAGAACGATTGAGCTTGCGGGGCCGCTGTCCACCAACTGGCGTAGGTGGAGCATGGAGTGATCCCCTCCGGCGGCCCCGACTATAATGAGAGCGTGCGGCGTCCAGTGCCTGCCGGAGTGACCGCTGGCGAGTGTAGAAGTCCTCGGGTGTGGATAGAACGTCACATCGCTTAGGTGGAAGGAACGTCACCGAAAAATGCTATCCGGCCACGCTCTCAGAAAGTCTGTTATAACGGACACGGAGAAAAGGCATGCGAATCCGTAAAGTGAAAACCGGTCTGAATCGCGGTCGAGTTTTCGCCGCAAAGCTTGGACCTCTGCTTATTACACTGAAAGGTTCTAGGGCATTGGAT